GTAGTACCAGCATTATCTGTGAGTAGTCGAATATTCTCAGCCCATCTATACTAGTTGTCAGCTAGCATAGTAATATCACTGTCGATATTCATACCCCCTTGAAATGTATTTACTTGGCTATTTATCTCCATAATCTATTATAATTCTAATTATAAATTTCTTGTCTATCACCAGTAGTACTAAAGAAAGTACGTTCTTCATCCATTTCTGGAACTAATGTGTTCCACGTGTACTTAATATTAGTCAATTCATCTTGATTAGGCATCAAAGATTCAGCATATGCTTGCTTTCTATAGAAGTTATAAGAGTTCTTAGCATCTATCCACAACTATCTGTGTACTTCTCCTTTTATATACTTAATATAAAGTATTTTCTATGCACAGTACCAGAAGCAAGCTTCAAAGTAAGACTATACATCTGGCATCATTGGCATACCATCTTCATCAGTATAGATAGCGTGGTATGAGATTTTCGCATATCCTTCTGGAACGTTTGAGATGAGATATCCTGGTTTAACATCATATTGTGGCGTATAACTGAAATTAGTACCATTAAAACTAGTGTGCTGTAATCTACCATTTTTGCTACAAACTGTATAATTATTAATTAATGCACTAAGTGTCTATCTAGTATTAGTATCTTTATTAAGTATTTCTAATGCGTCTTTATCTTTAGTAATATTGTGAAGATTCTTTACCAATGGTATTAATACATCATCGTGTACAATCATATTACAACAATCACAATTATCTTTTCTGTCATAGACGCTGAATGTACCTGTACTCTTTTTCATAGGTATCCAACCACCACAATCACATGTAGAGTAAGCTACACTATTTAATCTTTCTAAGTCACACGGTAACTTAGCCTAATAACCATTGATAGGTATTACTTCTACTTTATGATCTAGTTGATTAACAGAACCTATATTCATTAAAGCTTCTCCAATCCATTGCATGCAGTCTGTTATCGGAAATTCAGATTCACTAAGCTGTAAATCAGATATTACTTTCGCTAATACAGCCTTACTACTTACCATTTTGTATATCATATTTGTATCTCCATTTATAACCGTAAGCTGTTTTGCGCTTACCAGTACAACAATCTTTTACACCAACTCTCCTATTATTTCCTCCAACAGATATACCGGCAGCGGTCACAGATTCAAACTCTTCTATTATATTATCATTTAAATCAAGCTTATATACAGGTTTTCTTTGTATTTTATTCCATTCACTATTTTTAGAGGAAATAGACTTTTTTAATCTAGATTCTATAGTCCAAACTCTGTTTCTATTAGATTCTGCTATCTTTTTTCTACCTTCTTCTGACATCTAAGGCTATATATGAGTAACACCTCTAGTAGTTCCTGCACACTTACATATATTATAATCTCCAAAAGCATCAATATATTTTTGTTCTATACAAAGTAGCGTATCAACAATATCTTCACAACGTTCTAATATTATGAATCCGAAATGTTTGCAACCGTATTTATTGAAAGCTCTTTGAAGTATAACATTTGGGTGTTTCTATTTAGACAACAAGTTGTAGTGCTGTCTAAATCTTTTTCTTAAACTGCTAGTAGATCCTATATATTTTTTATTATTTAACAGATTGACAATAGCATACACACCAGGACTATCAGTAAACTAGTATTGACCATTGCATTCAAATTTAAATGTGTCCATATTAAACCTCCTAATAATCATGAATATTGTTTTTGATTATGTTAGCTAAATTTCTCTTATTTGCTCTAGTAAGTACAATCTAATACTTACTTTTGTTAGACACTAGCATATCCTATTTATTCCAGTAAAGTCTGTACTTATAGAATCCTGAGTGTTCGTTAAGTAAATAAGTAAGTTTACCTAATTCTTTTGTAGCTTTATAATCTATTCTAAGACTTCTACCATCTAAATGTTTAGGTTGTTTCTTTACTATTTGAATACTACCCATTCTATAAGGTAATTTAACTTCTTTACTTTCTTCTAATAACTAATCTCTTAAGTGATAAAAGTAGTCTGTTACTATCTTTCTATAAGTAGTATAATCTATATCGTATACTGTATCTGGTTCTATACTACTTAAGTAATGGTTATAGAATGAAGGTATAGTATAAGATACCGTTTTATTAGCTGATTTATTTAATTCATTCATCGTCTTATACTTCTGTTAACATTCTAATTCATTACATTCTAAGTATCATCCTTACTATCGTTAGTAGTATCAGATACTTGCTATCTCATAGTTAAGAAATCTTTAGTAAAGATTAACTACTTAACTGTTCCCCACATATAAGCTGGTAAAGGATATTCATCCTTATCAGGATTGTAACATAGTTTATCTTCAGTAGGATCTTCAGCAATTATTTCTACATCAATATATTCTAGTTGATTAGCATCACCTTCTACATATATCCTATTACCTTTAACATAAGCAATATAATCTTTGCAAGTGTACTTTCTATATCTCTAGAATTTCATCTTAGTTTCAGAACCTAATTGAATAATATTACCATAGGCATCCTTTACTGTTATTACTGAAGTAGTAAGTTTAGTACCAAGTAAAGTAGGTAATTCTTTGTCTCCTTGGTATTCTGCATGACCTGGGTCTTCTTCTATTTTATCCAAATGCATGCGTATAGTCTAATAGAAGATCTAGTCTAATTGCTCTCCCTTATCTAACTTCTGTTTTAATAGGTAAGCTCGATATGTTTTAATCCACAATTCTATCTAGTATCTACTGAGCTTTTCACTCTCAGTAATCTAGTTGTTTCTAGCTTCTAATAGAATATCATCAATGAGCTCATTTAATGTCATATCTATATATTTAAATTATAATTATAATAGTATTTAAACGCATTTTAAGGCTACCTGTGCTATTTTAATATATTTAGGTTACATTAGTGAAGTATAACTAATAGCTGTTTCTATAAGTACATATAATAAAAAAGGTAGACTTTTTAGTCTACCTTAAATATCTTTTATTTCATCTATGGAGCTGGTACATTAGGCATAGGTGGCATTGGTGGTTTTGGGAACCCTCCCATAAACATCTTCTTAGCATCTTCTATCATCTTCCTAATATCAGCTACATCATTCTTTAAATCATTTATTTCTTTACTATTATCAACAGTATTAGTTACTGTAGGAATTTCTACTTGCGCTTCTAGTTGATCTAGAATATCTTTACACTTCTCCATTTCTTCATCGTACTTACTTGCTGCTTCTTTTTTAGCTTTGAATTCGTTGTAGTTCTATCTAACCATATTAGCTATTTCTTCTTTGTTGGTAGCAACAGTAAGTCCTATAGAAGTATCGTTGATTATTGAACGTTCAGCAGGTACTGATAGTTTCTTAGATTCTCCATTACAACTAATAAATACATCGACTAATTTACGTCTGTTCTATCCTGGTATTGGAAACTAACCTTGCGGCAAAGCTTCATCATAAGGATTTGAAACCTAGGTAATAGAACCAAGACTATAAACAGTAGTCTTTTTAAAAGTTCCTAGAACTTCCAATACGTGCACGTGATCTCCTATTTTTAATTGACTAAATAACATAATTGAATTGGTTTTAGTAGGGCTACCTTTTACGGTAGCCCTAAGTTTTTATTAAGCAGCAGCTGGTGCTACAATATGATTTACAGTCTGAAATACTCCAGTACGTTTATCATAGTATATTAGATATTTATTACCCGTTGAAATTTCTTCTGTTGGCATCTAATCACCAGAACCGTTTAGTAATGCTTTACCACTATTAGTATTTACACTAGTCGGATTAGATGATACCTAACTAGAACTAACAGAAGTAGCTACAGATACTAATGATCCTTCTGTTGCACCAGTAGCGGTATGGTTAATATTTAACAATATTAAACCTCTGCATGGTAATTGTCTCCATTGAAATGGACATATTCCATAAGTAACAGTATTGTTAGTAGTATCTACATTAGAGAATATAGTATCTAATGTTGGTATACCACCTTGATCAATACGTCTTACACGATAAGGGTTAAAGAAAGGATTAAACATAATTACCTCCTTTCTTATTAGCAACTACAACCGCAACCGTCGTTATATCCGTATCCGTAACCAGTGAATCCACCGTTACATCCGAATGGGTTACAAGTTAAGTAAGCAGGTACTGGACACGGACGCAACTGATTTACTATATTAGCAGTTTGAGCAGATTGAGACAGACCTAATTCAAGAGCTGACTTCTCAGCACGCAATGTGTCAATCTTATTCTGCATTTCACGCATTTCAAGTTGACAGAATTTATCGTTAATCATTTGAGTCTGCGCATCTATCTTAGCACCAATTACATTAAACTTACTAGCATTATCTGTCATTAAGTTATTGAAACCACCAGTGATTGCATTCTGCAAAGTATTAGTTTGCTGACAGATAGACAGTCTATTGTCTGCATTCATTTGAGTCAAGTTCAAATTAACAGAGTCAATTGAACGTTGAGTCTGGCAGCAGCAGTTAGCTAATTGAGAAGCCAAGTTAGCATTACCAGAAGTAATGGCATTAATTACTTCACAGCTAGCTAATTTAGTATCACAAGCAATCTGACTTACGCTAGTATTAATAGTATTTAAAGCTGTCTGTACAGCGTTAATATCACAACTCAAAGTATTAGACAAAGTGCTTATTGCATCTTTGTTACCTTGAATAGCCTGCATTAACAGACTTGTATTAGTATCAGTATTTAACTGAGAAGCAAGACGACTAGCATCATCACTACCTCTACCAAAACCGTTACCTCCAAAACCGCCCCAGCAGAAGAAGATTAGGATGATCCAAATCCACCACCAACCGCCGTTTCCACCGAAACCGCCGTTGTTCATCATAGCCATAAGAGCAGCAGGGTCCATATTACCTTTGTTTGCATTCTGCAAAAGTGCAGCTACACCTGGATCTATACCAGCGTTTTGTACTAAAATTTTTTCAGGTTCGTACATAGTTCTCATAAATTTTGATTAAATTAATATCTTGATATTCTTCTTTCATACATAGGTTCATATCTATGCATTCTTTCCTCTTCACGTTCACGATCTAAATATTCATCGTCTTCGTCATAGTCATAACCGTAGCGAGTCATTCTTCCTCCTCTACCTCTTCCACGTCCTCTACCACCACGAGCGTAACGATACTCATGCTCTTCATCTTCATCGTCTTCAAGCATTAACATCGTCTTAGCTTCTTTGCGCAATTTATCACACATAATATAGCAATAGTAATACCACATCTTTCCTTCTTCTATGTCTTTATCATTCAACCAAGCTTTTGCTAGTTCTACAAAGTACTTAATGTGATCACTGCTTGTCATAGTAACAACTGCACGATAATAGTCTGAACGTATCATATTGAGAGCAACGTACCAATCATACTTGTTGTATTTCTCACCTTTCAGATTGATTCCGTACTGGTTAGCGATTGAAGTAGTTTCTTCTAAACTCCAATGTTCTCCACGAGAGCCATCTTCGTTTTC